TGAAGCTGCCGAGGAGACATGCGCCATTGGGTGGCAGCGGCTGTTCACCACAAGGGTTGGTGGCTGCAATGGTCTCACAGTAGTGCAGGTTGTTCTTCTTGTTGATACGGTCAATGAAGAGGATGCCGGGTTCTGCCCAGTCCCAAGTCGAGCGCAAGATGTCATCCCACAGTGCTGTAGCACTCACAGTCTTGTAGACCTGCCCCTCAAACACCAAGTCAAAGTCTGTGTCATCCTTGACTGCCTGCATAAACTCATCGGTGACACCAACGCTCATGTTGAACTGTGTAAGCTCAGTGCTGTTGTTCTTGGCACGAATGAATGTCTCGATGTCGGGGTGATCAACACGCAGCACGGCCATCTGTGCGCCACGTCTGTGACCTGCTGAAGCAATAGTCTTACACACAGCGTCAAAGATGCCCATGAAGCTCATAGGGCCAGAGCTTTTACTGTCGAGGGAGCGGATGAGGGAGCCATGGGGACGCAGGGTGCTGAAGTCATAACCGATACCGCCGCCTAGCTGCATGGTCTTCGCTGCGTTTGCTGCTGCCTCCATGATGCCTGTCATACTGTCTTCGATAGTCATGGAAACGAAGCAGTTGTAGGGTGTCACTCGCCGGGGAGCACCCATAGCGCTCTGGACACGCCCAGCTGGTAGGAAGCGCATGTTGTAAAGGATGTTGCGGAAGGCCTCGAAGTGCTCCTCTCCGTCTTTGAGTGCATCAGCTACACGGGTCATAGCCTCTTTGAAGGTTTCGCCTACTGAGCGGTACTTCATCTTGTGTATCTCTTCCGAAATACCAATGGTTGGCCCATAGATAGCTGTGCTGTTCATCATGTTCATAGTTCGTTTCCCTCAATCTGGTTTATACGCATCTCGCAGTAGCGGATGGCTTTCTTTAGGTCGGTAATTTCTGATTGCTCTGCGGTCTGATTAGGGTAGGCTTTTGACCCGGCTCTGACTGCATATTTGACTATGTTGCCTATGTGGAATGGCAGCTTGTTAGTCATAATGAATGTGATTGGTTCAATGACGTACTGTGTGTAATGCGAAGGCTTCACAACAATGTCTTCATGCTCCATTATCTGTCTCCCAGTACAGTCCCGCTTTGACCAGAGACACAAAGCCCACATTGAAGATTGCAGCAAAAGTCTCTGGGCTGCATTCTACTTGCAGCGTGGCACTGCCATCTTCATGCTCATGCACCTCTGTCACTTTGATCAGATCGCTGTCTTTATCCATCAGCCAGCATCCTCCCGATTACTTCACGGTCAGACACAATGTATATCTTGGAGCCAGCAGCTCCTCCGTTGTGCTCTGAGACTTCAGTGATTGCTCCCGCAGCTACTAGCTTCCGGGCCATGTGATAGACACAGTTGTGGCCGTTGTTCTCAAGTAAAGTTTTGAGGTCAAACTCACGGCCATATGTGTAGTCGTAAAACCACCGCAGCATTGCGCGTCTGGCAGACTTCTTGAGTGGCCTCTTGACTGTAGACCAGTCGCCAGTCCTCTTGTCTGCCAGTGTCAGGTAAGAGCGGTCTATTAGGCTCTCATGGCGAAGCATTGCTTGCCCAAGCATGAACTCTTGTTCATCGTTAAGTTTACATTTGAATGCGACACTCATGTTCATCTTTTTGGCTCCCATAGGATTACTGCCCCTGCATCATCATCCCAGTCCGTGTGGCGTAGGATTCGAGCAAGCCGCGCTTGGGTCAGCGCGTAGTCAGCGTTTAGATTTTGCTTTTGGTAGGCGGCGACCACAGCATTCCAAGTCGGGTGTTTCCCAAGTATCTTTTCGGCTGTTTTAGGACCACACTTGACCAACCCGGCATAGCCATCAGTCGGATCACCAGTCAGGGTCTGTGTGAGGAAGTAGCTGTCAGCCTCTGACTGACTGATAGTCATCCTCTCGTTACTCTGTGGCCTGTAGAGTTTGCCGGGGATACTCTTCATGTCCTTATCGTCGGACACGATGATAGCCTTGGTGCCGGGGATGGACCCCATGATGCCCATGACATCATCAGCCTCTAGCTCATCGACTAACACATAGTCCCAAGTCTCTTTGACCCACTCGACCAGTGCTTTGTAGCCCACAGGCTTGCGTATCTTTTTACGAGCTGCCTTGTAGGTTGGCTCTACTCCCCGGCGAAAGTTACTAGAGCCTGAGAGCGTGATGACTACATCGTTTGCATTCAGTGCCTGCTTAAACCCATCGACCATGGTGTTAAACACACGCTTCGCTACTGTCAGATCAGTCGAGAGTGACCAGATGTCATCCCCCCAGTCCGTCTCCTCTTCTACAGACGTGGCTGCTCTGAAGAGGTATAGGTCGCCATCAATCAGCAGGGTGGGTTGGCTGTAGGACTTCTTTAAGGACATCATCTATGTCTCCTTTTACTTCCATGCCGACCTCTGTGATGCACCATCTGCGCCCCCAGCTATCGGTATCTATTTTTGTGGTTATGAAGCCCTCAGAGGCCGCTATGGCTATGTGCAATGCCCCATCACGCGCGAAGTCAGACTTGACGGTGAAGGGGTTGCGCCAAGCGCGGTCTAGGACAATGTAAAGAGACACAAGGTTCTCTATGTACTCATCGACTTCAGTGGGTCTGAGCCCAAGTTCTTCCCATGGTATGCTCTGCGGCAATGGGGATTTTAAGGTTGAGAGTGCGGCCTGCTTCTTCCGCCATTCGTCGAGCGATATTACCGACATTTTCTGCTACTGCCTCGTTCTTGCAGGCGATCTGCATTTCGTCGTGAATCCAACCTACGATGTAGCAATCGTCGCCATGCTGTTTCTTGATTTCGTCATAGGTGAGGAGCACCCACCACTTACTGACCAGACTTCCGCAGCTCTGTAGTAACTGCGAGAGACACCTGTGCTCTGACCTGATCTTGAGCTTCCGCCCATCACAGGTCTTGATGTATCCACGAGCATAGGCTGCTTTGAGGTTCTTCTTGAGTGTGGCAAACGCTGGCACAGCCTTGTCATAGGCATCTTTGAGTTGCTTGCCACGGGCTCTGCCGCCACCAGCTATCTCTCCGATCAGTTGATCACCCCCACCATACAACGTGGCGTAAACCCACGTTTTCGCTTGGTCTCGCGTAGCAAGACCTGCTGCCTGTTGATTGTATGTGTGGATGTCACCTTCGAGTATCTGTTTGGCATACTCACCGCCATCGTAAGGGTGCAGATAAGAAGCAAGTGCTCTAAGCTCGATGCCACTAAGGTCAGCACCACAGAGCACCCAGCCCTCTGGCACACCAAATAGGCTGCGGCACTCTTTGCCATATGGAGACCGTGCGCTGGGCACCTGTGCCAAATTTGGCGAGGAGTGCGCCGCTCTGGTTGAGGTAGTGGCCAAAGGATCAATGCGATGCCTAATGCGGCCATCTGCATCCACCTTCTTGAGCCACGCACCATTGCCTTCTGCTAGCATTCCGATCCGCTTTTGGATCAGCTTGAAGTCAGCAAGTCTCTTGGCCTCTGGATACGGAAGTTTGACCAGCACATTCTCATCGATCTTAGCTTGACCGTTGGGAGTGAACTCCTTTGGCTTCCACTTGTACTTATCGACTAGACAGCGCTGGATGTGGGGGTTGCTGTTTGGGTTGAAGTAGACAGTCTTCTTTTTGACGAACACCTCACCAGCCTTGTAGCCCAGTGTCTTGTTGTCACGCTTAGGCAGGAAGTCCTCTGTGACCTCCCACGCTGGAAACAAGTCCTTAAGGTCTTCCTCGATGACATGGCGCTTCTGTGCCAGCTCTGCGTAAAGCTCACCCGCTGCCTTCTGATCGAAGGTCCACCCGTTCTGACCAATCTCATGGCAGATAGAAGCCATGCGGTGTTCGAGGTAGATTGCTTGCTCTGAAGGCTCTGTCTTCATCAGGCTCTTGTAGAGTGTAGCAGTCGTATGCGTGTCTTGGATGCAGTAGGTGAGCATCTCTTCACTAAAGGCATCCCAGCCGCCCTCATAGTCATCCTTGAAGTCACCTAGACGCATACCCCAAGCCTTGAGACTGTGGCGTCCCCAGAACTTCTTTGGGAACTTCTCTGCACTCCAGTTGCGCTCTGCATCATCGTTGAAGAGTTCGTGGTGTATCATCTTACTGAGGATCAGGGTGTCTGTGATTTTACCTTTGATCTCGAAGTCTGGGTACACAATCTGGAGGGCAGGGTAGTCGTATAACACAAAGTTGTGGCCTATTACCTCATCGGATGTTGATAAGAGGTCGAGGCCTTCTTTAATGTTGTCTGGCCCAAAGGCTCTGACTTCATCAGTGTCTGGGCACCGAAGTACAATGCACCAGACTTTGCTTATGGTATCCAACAGACCGTTGGACTCTATGTC